ATGCAGACCACTCATCAAAAACATTTTTGTCATGTAATGATAATTCCATCAAGGCCGTCTGTACTGTATCATGAGTTATAACCTGGTGGTTACTAACTCTCTTAGTCCATAGTACCATTTCTTTGATGGTATCAAGATTTAGTGGAGCTACAATACGATTGAGAATCGGATGTTTATAAAATTTCCTTTGTAGAAAACTAACATCCCACAACGTACGTAATTGTGCATTAACACCATCTTTAGTTTCACTAGTATACTTAAGACCGAGTTCAGCCATATAAGGCGCTATAGTTGCCTCGTTGAACTTGTCTCGCAAGTCAGCTACAACAGAGAACAAATTATCATCACCATAAACTTCTAAAATTATATAATTTTCGAAATCAATGATAGCCATATAATCATTTCCCATAACTCGATAAAAACAATACTTAAAACAATAAATGTTGTATATATCATTTACAATAGGTGTTAAAGGGTGTCCACTTGGAAGTGATGCAACCCATCCATAAACTTGATTTCCTATAACGTGATTTGAACACACGAGATCTAACCATAAAATCTCACGTATTTTCCCATGTTCATCATCATACCACTTATTAATAAGATGTAAAATGGCATAATGTATCTCAGGGACTTCACTAGCATCGAAACCAGAATAGTCACCAGCGCCAAATGCCTGGTCACTAGGATCAGCATGTATACATAGACGCTGAGCTAAGACATCCCACTCCTCAGAAAAAGCATTAACACCTACACAGCAGGAATTACGGATACGATTCTCATTTTTCCAAGCTATAAAAGCACCAAAATACATTCTACAAAGAATTAAATAATCTACTGGCGCAGCAGAAAAGAGACGAGTCTTTCCTTCTTGAACCTTAGCGATAGGTCGAGTTTCATCCTTCAAGTTATCAGCAAATATAAAATGTGGTCGTTCGCCACGTTCCATCATAGCAATACAATTATCAACCCTCTTAACAAGAGCTGAATATCGTTCACCTTCAAAAGTGAATTCATCACCTTCTCCAAAGAAATCTTTTTTTCCTCGCAAAATACGTTCTGGATTCGCATTTTCAGGGAAACCAGATGATGTTCCTCTATTAATAGATTTAAACTCCGGAATTTCAGGAATGCCAAGCACAGCCTCTTTAAAATTAAAAATTTCTTTAGTTTGTGGCGGTTTTGAATGAAACAACATCCGTTCTAACGTAGTATCAGCAATAAACTCAAACAATTGAGGCGGTATAATGACATTGTTAGTACAATATTTAGATATTGCTACTTTATAAGGATCAATTTCAACACCCTGATCATTTTTAAACTTAGTAAGTTTAGCAGGAGCTTCCTTTGCCTCTACAAAGTTGCCATGTAAACGGGATGGTTTAATATGTGTAAAGATAGATGAGGGAGAAGTTAATTCATGAGTATACATGGGAACATATTTACCCATAATAGGAGCTTCGTTATTTTGTACATGTAAACTTACATCAACTTCTTCAATAATCTCATCTTTGAATGGAGGTTTTGAAAAAATCTCATTCAACATCTCTTGTGTAACTATGGTAGAAGTACCAATATCTCTTCCGTTGCCCATGGCATGAATACCAATAAGTTTGCGGGTACATGTCGTATCTAAAAGCGAAAGTAGGGATCCACAATCACCTTTATCAGTAGGTACAGGCATTTCATAACCTCTCAAAAGCTCGCGCACACT